ATTTGGTTTCACAGGAACACTGGACGGAACACAAACTCATAAGTGGGTATTGGAAGGACTCTTCGGACCATCGTATAAAATCATCAGCACTGATGATCTGATGACCAAAGGATATCTGTCGAAACTGAATATCAAAATCCTTACACTCAAACATCCTCCACAAAAATTTGAAAAGTATGAGGATGAAATTCAATATCTTATCGGTCACAATCAGAGAAATAACTTTATCAAAAATCTAGCATTAGATCAAAAGGGTAACACACTTGTCTTATACAGTCGAGTGGAAGCTCATGGTGCGTTATTATTTGACCTAATAAATAAGTACAAGGAAGAAACTAGAAGGTGTTTCTTCGTTCACGGTGGTGTTGATACTGAGGATAGGGAACTAGTTCGTTCCATCACAGAACAGGAAGAGAACGCAATTATCATTGCATCATACGGAACATTCTCAACTGGTATTAATATCAAACGATTACACAACGTCATCTTTGCTTCACCAAGCAAATCCAGAGTTAGAAATTTACAGAGTATAGGACGAGTCCTTAGAAAGGGGGATAATAAGGTTAAAGCCACTCTATTCGATATCGCTGATGACATTACATACAATTCTTCAAAAAATTATACTCTGAATCATCTGATGGAGAGAGTGAAAATTTACAATGAAGAGAACTTTAATTATGAAATACTCAACATTCCATTAAAAACATGTCAGAAGAGTTCCTCGCCGTTGTTAAGTTAGTCTCAGGAGAAGAGATAGTAGCAAAGGTCACTGAGTTAGAAGACGATCAAATCGTTATAGAATGTCCAGCAATGATGAATAGTTCTTCTTCTA